GACATTTCCAACGCCCACTCAGGGACGTCCTCAACCCACCGACTCTGAAGATGGTATGCCCGGTCGAAGTTTCTTTTAGGGTCTATAAGGCTCTCCCCGTGCGTGCGACAATCTCCCCTCCGGGCATAACCTGTAAGGAATAACTCCACATCTTCTCGAAGTGGGGCGTTGTACGCCTCCGACGCCCTTTGAATCACGTTCTCAGGGTCAGACAGCAGATCCTCATGCTGGATGACAAGAGACGTATTCGCCTGCTCCGCAAGATAAAGATGGGACAAAGTCAGGGAACCCCACTCTACGAGAGCGTCTTCTACGAACCTCCTGTCGAACTCTACGTGGACGGGGGGTTTCTCGTATCGCCTCTTCATTGAGCGATACTTATATACCGACCACACCCACGACACGGGATCCTTTACATTCACCAGGAAGGCTCTGGCCCTGCGAACGGGGAAGAGGTGCTTATCTGTAGAATCTACGGCAACCCCCTCCAGGTTTCGCTCTATAAGAGCCTTTGTCGCATTAGTCCCCACCCGCTGGATACCATACTGCTGTATCACCAGCGTCATTCGACCTCACCCCTCAACTGCCTTTGATGCTGCCACATGTGAATCGCGGTTGAATGAGGGAACTCCTCCGTAACACACCTCTCTGGCTGATTCCAAGGTACGGGATGCAGAATCCAAGAATCCAAAAGGCGGTCCCCGGGGTGGGTACGCCCGGTAACGAACTTCGGCCCTGTAACTCGGTTTGCCCTGATTCTTTTACCCCTACTTCGGGATACAGAAGCCGGGATGTCTTCAATGAACTTTTTCAGGGTTGGGTGTCCCGGGACAGAACCTATAAACGCGTTGGAGAGCCAGGTGTCCTGAACCTCCCAGCACATCGCGAAGTTCGCACCGATCAGGAGACTGTCGATGGGTTTCTGCCACTTGTAATCCGCATCCGCGTACACGCCACCATAGCGATTCAGAATTTCGTACCGGGCTATATCAGACTTCATCTGAAATACGCTGTCCGGGGATACGATTTTATCCGCATCTAGATACGCCTGTTCGTTCTCAAGACCCATATCCAGGATCTGACTCTCGTCCCACCATCGAATACGCCATGATGGGTTGAAGTAGACAAACGTGTCGTGGAGTTCAGAAAGCCACTGAGGGAGGGACGCCCTGCCCTGTAGCCATATGAAGTGTGCCGTTCTCGGGATCATACGGGAATCCCAATGGCGGATCCGACAGAGCGGTAGCCCTCAGTTGCAGAGAGAAACCACTCATTACCCAGCAACTCAACCCCGGGGGAGACGCAATGACCCCCTATCGGCCCCTCCATATGTTTCAGAACGGGCTTTACAACATCTTCAAGACCTAACGCGGAGTACCCCCGATTGTACCCTCGGGACATTTGCGTATACGCCGTCTCGAACGGAACTCCGTACTGGTCGCAGAGATCGTGAATCACCTTCTCCATGACGATTTCTACGCCGTACTGGGACAGTTCGACAAGTTTCCCGAGTTCGGTGGTTTTTGCCAAGTTCGTAGTCTCGACCTCGACCCCCACCGCGGAGAACTCTAGGGCTGCCTCCTCTGCCCTGTACCCTCCGAACATCTTCGGGAACGTCCGAACGGACTCTTCCAGGTCCGGATGCTTTCCGCGGACGGGGGAATGAACCCACCCTTCCGGGTCGCACGTCCCAACCGGTACAGTTGAGTGCACGACAACCAGGGACGATTCATGGAGGTCCTGATATCGCTTTACAGTATCCTCAAAGCCGTCGTGGTATCCGAATGCGATATGTAGTGTGTCGTATTTCCCCGGGTGGTCCTCAATATCCCGAGCATCACACTTTAAAACGGATGCTAGGGCTCTCCCTACCTCGCCCAACCCAATAACAAGACTGTCCATACCCTTTGCCTCCTTATCCAGTCTATCAGGGGTAACAGAAAACCCCGGCCAGCCGAACTGAATACCGGGGTCTCTGGGGTGTTAAATTCAGCTGCCCGAGCCCTCAGAGGCGAGGACGCCCTCCGGGGTCACCAGTGCGGCACCCACAACGTGGCGACCGCGGGTCTCGATGTCGTCCACCTCGAACGCGCCCTGACGAGCCGGAACGTCGCCGCCCGCAATCGTCATGTGGCCGCTGTCCTTGATGGAGATGAGCGGGTTACGGTAGCCCTCGAGGAAGATCTCCGCGAAGGTCGGACGCGCTCCGCCACGGGCCACGAGGAACCAGTAGTCGTCCACGGTGTTAGCGGCGGTGTGGTTGCCCACCGAGCCCAGGATGGCGAACGACACGGCGTTCACGTTGCCGGTGTTCGGGGCGGTCAGGTACACGTCGCCGTTGGCGTCGGTACGCTCCACCTGGCGAACGGCCAGGATCTCGTTGGCGGTCTCCGACAGACCCGGGGTCGTGACCAGGGTGTAGGACGAAGCCGACACGGGACGGCCACCAACGGTAGCGGCGGCAAGCTGGCTCTTCGCGGCCTGGAGCGCCTCCAGGGAGAGAACCGGGTCACCCGTGACGTGCGAGATGGCGGGGTTCACCACACCAGCGACGGAGACGAACTCCTTCGCCAGCTTCACGTCCTCCTGCTCGGCGGCGTAGCGAGCGAACGCGGCGGTCGAGCGACCGATCACGTCGATACGGCCCGCGTTGACCACAGCCTCCCACGAGATGCGCAGACGCACACCGTTCTTGCGAAGCTCAGCAGTAAGCTGCTCCGTGGTGAAGTTCACAGCCGGGTACTCGCCGTACTCGCCCACACCCGGGAGGCCAACGCCGACGAACTCGTCGCCATCGTGGTCACCCAGAAGGTCCGCGGTGGAGAAGTCGAACCCGCCGAACTCGACCGAACCCAGGGTCGGGCTCTCAATGGTCTCGTCCACGATGTTCTGCCACACGGTGGGGTAGTCAGCGTAGTTCGCCAGGAACTCGACGTTGACAGCCGGGGTCAGCAGCGCGGGGATGTCCGAGGTAGCAATACCCTCGATGAGCTGGTGCTTCGCCTTCATGTCACCCGAACGGGCGCGGAGGTAAAGTTCACCCGCCTCACGCTGACGGTCAGTCGCCTTGCGGTCAATGTCCGCAATGGCGTTTTCGATCAGAAGCTTACGATCCATGATATTTTACGTGCTCCTTAGCGTCCGAGGTTCACGAACACGGTCGTGCCCTGAATCTTGACAATGGTTCCGGCCTTGTCGCCCGACGCCGCGAGGGTCACAGTCTCACCCACGTTGCCGGAGGGAAGAGTAACAGAAGCCGCCTCACCGACACCGGCAGCGTTCGCGCCAGCGTCAAAGCCGAACACGCCGTCCGCACGAACCGTGGCAACGAATCCATCGCCCGCCTCGTTCGGCTTGGCGTCGGTCTCCGCAACGCCCACGAGACCGGAAGCGAAAGCAACCAGGTCCCCCGACGCGACGGTCTCCTCAACGGGGTAGGGAATCGAAACCCCGTCCCGGTAAATCTCGTTCATACTCATCTGTCTCAAGCCCTTTCAGCGATGGCGGTAAGCGAGAACTTCTTTTCGGCAGCCTCAACGACCCGGCCAGCGGCCTCGGTCTCAGCCTTGTACGCCTCGGCAATCGCCTTGACGTACTCGCTCTCGGCCTTCACAGCATCCGCAATCTCCGCGCCAGCCTTGACGGACTCGATGACACGCTTGCGACCCTGTGCGGGCAGACCAGCCTCGGCAATAGCCTCGGTGATCTCGTCGGCAACACGGAACACGTCCGCCTTCTCAGCGTCCTGCTGCGCCGCCGACTCCGAGAGCGTAACAATGGAGTCCACCTTCTCCTCAAGCGAAGTCACCTGAGCGGAAAGGTTCTCCAGAAGAGCCTTAAGCTCGTCCATGTTACTTTCTCCTTCTTTCTGGTCGGCTCCGGCGGGTGCCGAGCCGTTCGACAAATCCGCCGCTTTGGCAGACTCGTACAACTTTTCAGCCAGTCCGGAACCAACCAGTCCCGGTCGGGCAACTAGATCCGCCCCGTTCAGCCGGTCCTCATGGATGGCAATGACATTTCCGTCCCCGTCCTGCTCACCCATAGCATACAGACTGATTCCGCAGTGCGGACCTACCTCCTCGACGAAATCCTTCCAGTGTGAAAACACCTCAAGTTCCGCCACAACAGCCTTTTCGTCCTCGTCGAAGTACGCACCCTCGGGGTAGATACCGATCATATCCTTGGGGTTACGTGAGTCGTCGTGGTTAATGAACGACTGTGCTCCAGGGGCGATAAGTTTACCCGCGTCTCGGCGGAAAAGATCCTCGGAGTAGAATCCCGAGGAGCCCTGTCCGGGGCGGGCAACAATTACTCTCCAGCGGTTGCCCTGCTTGACCGGGGCATCCGCCACTGACTCGCGAAGAAATGTTCCATTCATCCTTGTTTTATCTTATCAGACTCCCGGAGAGATACTCTATCGCAGATCTCAGCCGGTCGGGGTCATCTCGAAAGGCACCAAGACCTGTATTGCACCCATGACATAGAACCCCTCTAACGCACTGACCACAGATTGTTACCGAGTCCTTCGGGCAACATGAGTGATCGTGGTCGATGTGGAGTGATCTCTGAACTTGAGATGCCTGCCCGCATATACCACACGGTGACGACATGAGAGACACGAACCTCTCGACAGTCAGCCCGTACCTCCGAACCCGTTGATAGTGACGACTACACACGTCCCGCGAATAATGCGTGTCGTCGCAACCTGGGACTGAGCACTGACGACGTACGTTATAGGGTCGGACACTCGGGGATGAGACGCCTCCGGTGGACCGCACCTGCTGGTAGTGCGCCCCGCACAAGTCCCGGGCGTGCATACGCCTCTGACACCCCTCGACGGTGCAGGTTCGTGCTACTCTGGTCATGCGGCTCCTTCTCAGCCGTGTTCTTAAGGGCTCCTCGCGGCAACGGGGAGCCCTTTCAGTTTAACTTACGGTGTCGTCTCGGCTATCGTTGTTTCGCGGCGCGTCTCCAGCACCCGTAGACTGCCCCTGACCGGGCGCAGCTCCCGCTCCCGGAGTTACCTGTCCGTCCGTGTCAATGTCGCGGCGCTGAACAGAATTCTCGTTATTCGGCACCATTACGCCGTCCGGAATCTCACTCGGCATCCGCCCGAAGATGCTCTCGATATCCGCCTTCATCTGCTCAGGCGTAAAGAGGCCGCTGTTCCAGAGAGCAAGCTTCGACTGAACCTCCCGAAGGATTTCCGTGGAGTCATCAATCGGCTCGAACCAGACCTCAGCCTCCGGGGCACCGAGCCACGCCAGGACTTCCCGGTCCAGATCGATGTGGTACTGACGGCGGGCCTCCGCCATAAGTTTCGTCGGAAGGTCGAGCGTCTGAGCCGATCCGTAAGAGCTACCCGCCGCGCCCGGGTCGGACGACAGCGCCACGACCGACACGCCGAGACCGGCCGCCATAGCCGCCAGAACCGGACGGGAGGCGTCGTAGTCGTACCCACGACCCGCGGTGGACATCGGGGTCATGTCCATGCCGTCCACCATCGTGGCCGTCTGGCCGAAGGCGTTCTTGCCGAACCGAGCGCCTGCCTCCTGAGCACCGCGACGGGTCTTGCTCAGCATCTTGTACGCAATAGACGCCAGAGCATCGCTCATCGTCTTACCGTTGACGAGGGCTTCCCGGTACATCCTCGCCCACGCCAGACCGCTGAATGCGTCTGGGACACCGTAGGCCCAGCCAGGGAGTTCGTTCACGGGAGAGCCGAAGACCCGCTTGTTGCGAGCGACGGGCTCGCGGGTGCCGTTGTACTGAATCGAAGCCGTCTCCCGGTCCTTGTGCAGGTTCAGGAAGATCCACTCCGCCCTCTCCTGCGGAACCGTCTCTCCTGCCGGATAGTGCCACCAAGAGCGACGGTACGCCCAGACCTCGCTCGGGTCGTCCGGGTTACGGTAGTCAGCCGTAATCTGGTTGATCGGAAGCTCCGAGAGCGTGTAACCCCGGTCGTCCCCGATGTAGAGGGCCATCGAGTCGCAGTACAGCGCACCCTCGCGCCGCTCCCTCGCGGAACGACCAAAGAAGGTCTTCTGGTTCTTCGGGCTCTGCACACGCGCCCATGCGGCGGCACGACGCCCCGATCCGGTGGTGTTCTGCCCGGGGATGTTCGAGTAGTGGATACCGCCCGCGTAAACGTAGTTGTACCGGAGCTTCCAGCCGTTCTTCACCCAAACATTACGTGCGGAGGCGTTACGGATCTGCTTCGACATCTTCTTGATGTCAGCAAGGCTCGGACCCTCATCGTCGTAGCCGTGAACATCCGTCCAGCCGAAGTTGTCCAACTGGAGGTCGATTCCGCTCAGCTTCTCCTCAAGCTGCTCGTAGCCCCACTGGTAGTTCTCCAACAGGTTACGGGATTCGTTCAACTGCGACTGGAGGTCTGAGATGCGCTTCTTGTCCGAATTCGCCATAGTTCTTCCAGTTTACCGCACCATTACCCCGGCATTCCCGCCTGGTCGTACAGCGGAAGGTCCATTTCAAACGGATCATAGACCACGACATCTCCTGGGCGGGCGTGCTCACCTCGCCACGGAGACAAGTCAATGGAGGCGTAAATAGCGGCGTCCGCATGGTCAGGCGAGGATACTCCGCGCTTTCGCATATCCTCCTTGCTTTCCAGCAGAAGGCTCTCCACACCCGAGGAACGCTTCTTGATCTCCACCCCGAGAAGCTGTTCCTGCAGCTTATCGTCGTCCATGTCCAGGTCTATCTCACCTTTAGAGAGCCTATCCTGGAAGCTCCAATACATCCACGCACGGAAGTTGTACCACCGCATCCGATCCGGACTGGCATCTCCACCCAGGATCTCAATGACTTCATAGGCGTTCTGGGCCAACTCTCGAACGTAGTCCGCCACCGCACCACCGAGACCAACACCGTCGATCCGGACTTCCGAGACCGCATTCGCTAGAGCTAGTTCGTGAATCTTGCTAGCAGTATTGATAGCATTCGGGTCATTCCAGTCCGCAACAAACCGGAGTTTGCCGTCATGCCACTTATAGACCGTGTTCTTGTCGCCCGACTTCGAGCGCGACACGTCCACACCCAGTACCGCTTTTGTCTCCGTAGAGGGAACAATCTC